ATCGGCACAACGAAAGCGTCCTGGTTGGTCGCTTCACGCCGCTTCAAGGGAACGAAATTGCGATTGACGTGCGGACGGAAGAAGATGAAGTCCGTGTTCAGGAAGTACATTCCCAAAGCCGGATGTCCACTGTCTCCGTCATAGACCACGTCGGCGGTGAGGAAGCCGAGTGACGCCCACCCCTGAGAGGCCATGCCTGAACCCTCATTGGTGATGCGCTGAATTGCCTGGAGGGCATCCCAGTAGTATGTATAGCATTTAGGGTCAGCAGTGATGAGGTCGGGCTTGTCCGATCCTCTGCAACACTCCAGCCACACTTCCTGCATGTACCCCTGGATGACCGACGCGCTCATTGTCGAGTTGGTGAGGAATTGGTTCTGCCAAAAAGACCACACGGAACGGTCGATGCCACCGACGGTGCCGGAGGTCGGGGTATCGGCGACCAGTGCCTGCAGACCAGTGATCTGCTTGCTCGAGGAGCCAGTACCATCAGAATAGATGCCGGTTGAGATCTGGTTTTTCATCGTGCGGAAAGCGTTGCCGATCCTCTTGTCGAGGAGATCGATCACAGCTTCCTTCCCGGAGTTCTGGACTTCTACTTCAAGACCAGAGGCTGTCACAGCCACCGCTGCCTGCTTCCAATTGTACTCCGCTGCGGTCGCGATGTCGGAGGGGTTGATGTCGAGAGTCTCGTAGCCTGAGTAATACTTGAAAGTAGCATTCTCTGCGTACTCAAGTTCCTCAGCAATCACTCGCCCACCGCTTGCGGTGCGGATGTTACCTTTGGCAGACAAGCGAGCCAGAAGCGCGTTGCTGTTGCTGACGTTGTCAGCAAGCTCACCGCTCCTCGACTCCAGCGTGGTGGTGACAATCTCGGTCCAACTGGTGTTGGGAGATGCCATTGTTTTTACCTCGCGTTAAGTCTGTCGTACGTTGCTGATAGGTCTTCACGCAGCGTCTTTTTTTCTTCCTTATGCTCGCTCGCTGACTTGGGCGCAGAACGAATCTTCGATGACGAAGCCCGCCTCGCCTTCTTGGCATCTTCGGAGTCCTTCTTGGATTTTGAGCTGCCCTCGCGGGCGATCATCTTCTTTCGAATGGACTCGTCTTGCCAACAGGCTTTCTCGTACAAGTCTGCTAACGGTGGGAGATCCAGCTTGCGATTGTGATACGACCATGCGATTGCAGTCATCTCTTCTCGCACGTCATCGAAGAACTCGTGGTCTTTCTTGAAGACCTCGATCTCCGTTGCGAGCTTCTGACCGTCTCGCGCTTGTCTCGCATCACGTTCCTTCTGGACTTCCTCTCTCAACTCCCGGACCTCCCGCCTTGCTGCACTATCAGGAGGACTGGGTTTTTCTCCATCTCCATCTTCGCCTGTTAAAGCTTTGATGTCAATATCGTAAGTTGCCATTAATTCAAGCAACGTATTAACTGGATCATCTTTCAGCCGCATGTGCGCCCCAATGAGACGACGCACAGCATCGCTTTCACTGACACCATGCTTCACCAACTCGTCACGCACCGGGTCGAGGGCTCTCTTGATGTCAGCAACCTCGCTCTGCTTCTGAGTCACCGACCGCTGGAACCTCTTGTCACGGTCGATGAGGAACTCCTGTGCTTCTTTCGGGAGCGTCTTGAACATCTCCTTGTCGTCAGGGCGCCAGTGCTGCAGAGGATTGATGATGTCGTCATCCTCGAGGTCTTCCTCGTCCTTCTCCGGCTCACCCGGCTCCACGTCATCCTCGTCGGAATCCGCCTTGAGAGGCTCAATTTCCTCGTCAGTCGCCGCTTTCTCTGCGACCTCCTCCTCGCTCTCAACCTCTTCGTTATCATCAGTGATAACAGTGGTCGTCTCTGGATCTTTCGTCAGTTCGTCGAAGACATCACTGAGTGCTTCCTTGAGCGGCGGCAGCTCCTTAACCTCTGTCATTTTCTTCCCTTTCAGCCCATTCTTCTTGTTTTTGTTTTATGGAGGCGTGCTGCTCATTGCCCACCTCGGTAAAACCATGATCTTTGAGCATGTTCTTGTGATCTGTCCGCGTCTTAACGATGCGGTTGTCCACACCTACTGCGCGGTACTCTTGAAACATCGGCATGATGTGGAATGGAGTGTCGCCCGATGTGCGCGGCGGCGGTGCCCCCTCCACAACCTTCTTTAGCTCCTTGTCGTAGTGGTAGATCATTTCTTGACGTTCCCGCCGGCGGCGTTGATCGTGGCTGTCTGCTTGTTGATCAGAGCCTCAACCTTCTGTTGGCGGATCTTCTTCACGTCGATGTCGTACTTGAGTTCCAGCTCAACCCACTTCTGCTTGAGCTGCTCAGCCTTCATCATGTTGTCCGCCATCATCTCCTCACGATCAAGCTCGAGCTTCATGAGCTTGATCTGAGACTCCATCTTCTTCACGTCCTCTTCTGGTGAGGACTTCTTCTCGCCTTCTCCTGCCATCGCTTCCTCGAGCATCTGCTCAAGATCACGTCCAGCGGGGAATCGCTTCGCCGCCCAAAGGATAATCTGGCGCATCGCGGTAGGGCTCATCACTCCCGACGCAGCCGCTCCCTGCGCTGCGCCAAGGAGTTGCGATATTGCTCCGAAGAACTCCATGAGCTCTTCTTTCTCTCGTAGCTCGTCCTTGGCAATTGTCGAATCAGTCTCGATGTCAATGCGGAATCCCCGCTTCTTGTCGGAGCGGAGAAGTTTCATTACCTCTTCTACGGCGACCTGCTGGAACACGCTTTGGTCAACACCAGACATGAGCAGCAACGTTTCGGGGCTGAAGAGCTCCGAGATGACCTCTGCGAGGAGACGGATAGCATCCCTCGCGAACCACTGCATGCGCTTCTGCTTGTTCCCGATGCGTGACCGCATCCCGCCGACCATCTGGTATTTCAACTGCTGCGCCTTGCCCGACTCCCTCGGATGCGTGCTGCCTCGCAGGATGTCCGACATGCCGACAATGTCCCAGATGAGCTGGATGTTCTGCTGACGTTGGTTGAGCAGGCCGATGATCACAGTGCTCGTCTTGTCCATCGGCGCCCACATGACGGAGCCGTCGATGCCTCCTGATGCGGCGAGCTGGCCGAAGTTCTCGTCGAGGACGATCTCCGTCTCACGGCTCGCGTAGAGACGTGAGAGACTCGCTTTGAGGCGGGCATCCCCGATGCCTCGTACCGCAAGGGAGTCAGTGAGACGCTCCAGCCTGCCTGTGATGATGTTCAGCTCGTTCGCCTGATCCTCATACATCTTGTACTCAGGGACGGGTTCGAGAGAGCCGGTGGTTTTGATCATGTACACAGGTTTCGGGCAGGGGTAGAACTTCTCTAGCCCGTAAGGATCTTCAACTGGATCCTCGAGGTACTCTTTGTAGAACTCAGCCACCTTGTACACGGTGCGTGTGCGTCTGTCCCACACCTCCCATACCCTCGCGTAGTCCTGATACGCTGAGTATTCAGTCTTGTACGGCTTGTATGTCTTGTTGTCTTCGTCGTAGTCGTAATTCTTCATCAGCGGCACGTCGGTGCCGACCTTCTTGCCAAACTGCTCAATGAGGTCGTCGCGACTCAGCCATGACCCGAACGCCACCCACCATACGTCATTCCTCGCTGTGGAGGAAGTCGCGCCAGTGGACATGCTCGATGTACGCTTCCTCGTATGATTTTTCCTCAAGCGTCTCATCCTCACCCTCACCACTCCAGCGATAGTTACCAATGTCGTCACGCTCAACCTCAGTGAGTTCATCGAGTTGCACGATCTCATCCTCGTCGAGGTAGATCTTCTGTGGCGTCGTCTTGAAGCCAGCGTTGTACACTACGCGGCACTGGCCGCGCCCCGGGAGGAGGAAGTCCTCACGCGCATCGCACATCGCCTCGTGGTAGTCATGCCCCTCGAGATCCATCGAGTACATCAGCGACCGCTCGATCACCTGTGAGGCTATGCGTGCCGCCTCATCCTCCTCGAGGAATCGCCGCCTCGCTACCGGAGTGGGCGCCTGGTCATAAATCAGCGGGCGCTGCATCTCCGTAATAGACCAGAGGATCTTGAACTTGTCACTGTCAGAGTTGACGCCGTCGCCATCGCCACGGTAGAGGCTCTCTACCCTGTCGCCTCGCTCACGCCACTCGCGGAAGCGGCGATTGGCATCTTTGATCTCCTCGAGGACTTCTCTCGCGCCGGCGAACTCAGTTACATCATTCATACTTCTTCCTCAATCTTCTCCAGATATCATGTGGGATCAGCGATCCCGGCCTTCCATTCAGGGAAGTTGACCTGATCGTCAGTCGTGACGGTCTGCGTCGAGCAGGTAGTGACCGCGAGTAAGGTCGTGCCATCGTCAAGCGCGACATGGTCGCCATCGCCGGCAGCATCTACATCGACTGCCGCCTGCGCCACCATCGTCAACTTCCGACCACTGACATCATTAGCAATGTCGTAGTCACCGTTCCCGTCACCGGCAACCATCACCTCCGTTGCCAATGCTACCGCCGCAAGCCCCGCATGATTCGCTGGCTGCGTGTCACAAAGAACCATCGCGTCCGCAGTAGCCAGCTTGTCTAGCGCCGCATCAAGAACAGCATCATCAATCATCTTCGCCATTGTCTGCCTCCTCGTCCTCTTTTTTTGTTGGTGTTAGAAGAACCAACACTGATGAAATGTCGATTTCAAGATCGTCGATCTGGAGATCAATGACTCGACCTTTATTCTCCTGTACTTCCCTGGGAACATCATCTGCCTCTGCGAACTCGATTACATCATTCATGCTTCATCCTCTACTCTGACGCATCGCTTTGATATAGCCATGCGAATAGATCCCCGAAAGCCGATATTTATTATCTGTGGTCGACCGCCATCTACTACTGTTATCACTGGAGCCTCAAGGCTCGAAGCATGTGCAAGATCAGCAACCGTGAGACCGAAGATGGCCGGAACTACTGGGGCCTCAAGAGCGAGTACATGAGCAAGATCAGCCACTGTAAGGTCAATCGCACCCTCATAACCGAATGCACCCATGACCCACCCGTAGGTATCCATGTCGAGCTTCGAAACGCTACCCGGCCAGCTTGAGTCAGGATGTAATGCAAGTTTGTAGGTATCACCAAGATCTTCTCCGGCGCCAATGCAGGGGGAGTCTGACTGAAGGGTTAGGTCGTCGCTGGCGGGGTCGGTATATTTTGGATCTGTTCCGATGTTGTCTGTGGCAACCGCTACGTCATCAACACCCGCTTCCCAAAGCGCGACGGTCGCGTAGGGATCTTCGTCCCAATTAATCTGATCGTTGTCGCCGCCTGTTGCGTTCATGATGCAATTGTTGATGTAAACATTACCGGAGCCATACCCACCGGCATTCGCCATTCCATCATAAATTTCGAACGTCCGCTCTCCAGTAGCGTCATCGCCAATGAAGATATTATTCTTGACAATGTTTCCCGTGGCACATCCTTCGACATCATCAGAGTCGGCCCGAAACGCTGGCCCCTTGAGACCGGCTGAGGTATTAAAAACAGAATTGTTGTATACAAGATTGTCGTGATTCAAGCTGCCCTCGATGCTCGAACCAAGGTGGATGGCGGTGCTTGTGGTATTAATACAAACATTACCGTAACACTCCGTGCTACAAATCCCCATCTCCATGAAAATTGCTTTTTCGCCATAGATGTCAATGATGAGGTTATTTCGGATAATTACGCCATACGCCCATGAATCCAGATGAATCCCTGCCCCGTGACCAGTGTAGTCGTTGCCGGTGTCCATGTCGTGAATGTAATTATTTTCAATTATCACATCAAGACAACTGTTAGAATCAATCTGGATCGCAGCGCCGAATACATGGATTAGCGGCTCACCAGAATCAATAGCATCGAACTGACAACAATGGTGAAGCTCATTGTTGGCGTAAAGCGTATCAATCGTTCCTGCGGAGGCATTTAAGCTATGGGAACGCAGCCCCATGTTCCCGCAATAGGCGATCTCACTGTTGATGTACTGCCACCCAGTATCGAGACCAGTCGATCTCTTGTCATGGTCGTGCCCGCTGCCCCACGGACGATAGCTATTCACATTATCAAATATAATGTAGTTGCGCTCGAGTGCGCTTTCTGACGCAACGTCCTTGTCTCGTCCTGAGTTGCTAAATGCTGACTTCTCAAGCGTGAGGTTTCGATACGTGATATAGCTGACACCGTGGACGGTCTCGATGCAGATGGTACGAATGCTGGTCTCAACAACCGCAGCGCCCGGATCATCAGCAATGTAAACTCTATCATTACCCGCATCCCACCACCACTCGCCAGTGCCAATATTCGCCTCGGTTTCCTCTTTGGCTAAACGAACATCGTCTATAAATACCTGGGTGGGTTCCGCTGCCGCCGAATAATACCATCTGGGCGTCGAACCGGCCCCGGCTAATCCGTTGGCGTATAAGTCCGCAATCTCAGCATCAGATAAGTACCGATCCATCGCAAAGAACTCATCTATCTCGCCATCGAGAAATTGACCGCCACCATTGGAAGCCCCAATAAAAGCCTGGTTTTCTGTCGCTGACCAAGATGACGGAGTTTCGGTATCATTTTGCTTTACGCCATCAATCCACATCGACAACTCATCGTTATCCGTTCCCTTCCATCGGATAACAACATGATACCAAGTAGCGGTCGAAAGGGCTGAGTTCGATGTAACTGTTTTCCCGCTGTCAGCACTGGTGACAAACTCAAGGTAATTCGATCCGTTCGTGTGGAGATTGTAAGGCTCCGACAGCATGTAAAGAGTCTGCCAATCGTAAAGAGACGTAAGCCTGAACCACATGCCAATCGTGAAATCATCCGGTGTTGCGCCCAGATAACCGCCAGGATAATTGGCTGGCTGGGTGCCACGACTGAGGTATTCACTGTTGTCCGAGTCGAAGAAGGCATTGCGACTACCTTCCGGGGGGTCAACAGCAGCACTCGTCACAGTAGCGTTGTCAACCCAATCATCGCCACCAGTTCCGTCTGCCCTATTACCAGACTCCTCCTCCATCATCACATAGGTCCGCATATTGGCATCGCCGGTCAGTCCTACGATGTCATCTTCTGTGAATGAGTCTTCGAGGTCAGCGGCGCTAATGATCGCATCATCACCAACGTCATAAGACTGGACGATGATGGGATAAGTGGCAGTACCGGAGGTCGGTGAAGCAATTTTCTCACGCCACGTCTCACCGGCCTTCAGATTGATCGTGACGCTCGCGGCTGGAGATCCATCATAGTAGTCAAAGACAGAATTATCCCCACCAGTCGTCCAGTTGATTTCTGAGATGTCAGAATACGGATCAACCTCAGACCCTACCCCGCCAGTGGAGCCATCAATATAGATATCAGGGAAATCAACTTGATTAGCCATTACCTACCCACACGCTCTCTCAGCCAGTAGCCCCACGAGCGCAGCCCACGACATGATGACGAGTACCGCAGTCTTGCCCCGCGCTTCGATGTGCATCTTGCCGCCGAGTCCTCGCGGTGCGAACTTGCCTTGTTTACGAGACATTTTGACTTCTCCAATCAGCACAATACTTCCATGCGACCAGGGCAACTATTAATGCCGCGCTGATCGGACGATTATCAATGGCGCACCACACAACCCCCGACGCAACAAATGCCAACCAAATTGGGTACAGGGGCTTGAACATGACCTCGTTCGGATTACGCCGATCAACGAGGAATAGATAATCAAGCAGCCTCACTTGATAAACCTCACAAATGCCTTAGCCACCTCAAGCGGTGTCGCTTCAGGGTGGTTCTCTTTCCAGTTGTCGATTAGCTCTGCGGCCATGCCCACGAAGACCAGCCCGTCGCGGATCTTCGTCCAACGATCAGGCGGCATTGGTTCTGCTGTGGAGTACGGCTCCAGCCCTGCCGGGATGGGATCGCCTGCTATGTCCTCTGGGTAAATGCCGAGCACGAAATACTTCGGCACGTTGTCGATCTGCACCAACACTGACGCACCTGTGACCCATCCTTCGACGAGTGAC